CAATCCCAAAACGCTTTTGCAAATTCAGATCCATTTAATAAAAATTGGGAAGAGTTAAAAAATTATTCTGGTTTGGATAATAATTTTAAACGTCGTGCAGCAAGAATGTCTAAAGCATTAGTAGACACAACTCAACAATCTTATATTGATAATGCTATAGCAGTTCCTCAAGGCGTTAACGGTGCTCATTCTAATCAAATAAATCCAGGTAATGTGTTTAGAAATGGTTATGGACTATTTGATGTTATTACGCCACCATGGAACGTTTATGAACTTGCTAACTATTACGATACCTCTTTTGCTAATCATGCAGCCATCGATGCTAAGGTTGAAAATATTGTAGGTTTGGGATATGATTTTGAAGTATCAAAAAGAACAATGCTTAAGTTAGATGGCTCTTCAGATGAATTAGCAGTAAGTCGTGCTAGAAAAAGAATTGAAAGAGCAAAAATTGAATTACGTGACTGGTTAGAAAGTTTAAACCAAGATGATTCATTTACAACAACTATGGAAAAGATATATACAGATGTTCAAGCCATAGGTAATGGATATATGGAAATTGGTAGAACTACTCGTGGAGAAATTGGATATATTGGACACATTCCAGCAACAACAATGCGTTGTCGCAGATTAAGAGATGGATATGTTCAGGTTATTGCAAATAAGGTAGTTTACTTTAGAAACTTTGGTGCAACTAATCCAAACCCAGTAACTGCTGATCCAAGACCAAATGAAATTATTCACTTTAAACAATACTCACCATTAAATACATTTTATGGAGTACCAGATATTATCTCAGCAATTTCATCACTACATGGTGATCAGTTAGCCTCACAATATAACATAGATTACTTTGGCAACAAAGCAGTTCCAAGATATGTGGTAACAATGAAGGGTGCCAAACTTTCTGCTGATGCAGAAGACAAGATGTTTAGATTTTTACAGACTGGATTAAAGGGTCAAAATCATAGAACTTTGTATATACCTCTTCCTGGAGATTCAGAAAATAACAAAGTAGAGTTTAAGATGGAGCCTATTGAGTCTGGAGTGCAAGAAGGCTCATTTAAAGAATACAGAAAACAGAATCGTGATGATATTTTGGTTGCTCATCAGGTACCACTTTCTAAACTTGGTGGGTCTGATTCAGCAGCCATTGCTGCAGCAATAGCCCAAGATCGTACTTTTAAGGAACAAGTAGCAAGACCAGCACAGGCACAACTTGAGAAACAAATTAATAAGATTATACGTGAGAAACAAGACATCTTAGAGTTTAAATTTAATGAACTTACCTTAACGGATGAGATAGCCCAATCACAAATACTTGAAAGATATGTAAAAACACAAATTATGATGCCTAACGAAGCACGAGTAGCATTGGGTCTTCCACAAAGAGATGGTGGGGATGATCCCTTTGTGGCTAAACCAGAAACTATGAATAATGATGCCAACCGTGCAAGAGATGGTGAAAGATTGAATAACCAGTCTGATGGAACTGCAACTATAAGTGGTAGAAATCCAAAGGGCGAGGGTAGATCTTCAAACTAGTTAGCCTGTTTATAACATGTTTATAACGTGTGTATAAAAGGGTTCTATAATGTATAGTACGATGTCTATATTAAAAGCCCAATGGAATACAGAAGGCGAGAATGTCCGCCTTTCTATGCCTTTTAGTAAGGTTGATAAAGAACGACGTATTGTTTCAGGCTTTGCCTCATTGGATAACGTAGATCGTCAAATGGACATTGTTACTACAGAAGCCAGCATGAAGGCATTTGAAAATTTTCGAGGTAACATAAGAGAAATGCACCAACCATTAGCAGTAGGCAAAATGGTTTCATTCAAACAAGAAAAATATTTTGATACAGAATCTAAGAAATTTTATAATGGTGTTTTTGTTTCTGCTTACGTATCCAAAGGTGCTCAAAGCACATGGGAAAAGGTTTTGGATGGAACACTAACAGGTTTTTCTATTGGTGGAAAAATGAATAAGTGGGACGATGCTTTTGATGAGAAGTTAGATTCTCAAATTAGAATTATTAAAGACTATGATCTTGTTGAATTGAGTCTTGTAGATTCTCCAGCAAATCAATTTGCAAACATTATGTCTGTAGAAAAAGTAGATGGTGTTGCAGTAGTTAAAGGTGACAATACAACTTTAGAAAATGTGTTCTGGGATTCAGAAACAGGAATTGTTATGGTTTCAGAAAATGAAAAAGAAATCAGTCCAACGACTGGTAATGAAATGAAAAATATAGGATTCGTTGAAAAAACGGATAGCGAAAAAATCGATATGATAAAGTTCTTAGTTGATAGTGCTAAAGGCATTAATACTTCTAAGATTACCAAGGAGGTAAGTCCTATGACAGAAACAACAGAAGTAGTAGCAGAGATTGTTGAAAAATCTGATATTGCAGTTGAAAATGTTGAGGTTGCTCCAGAGGCAGATGCAGTAGTTGATGCTCCTGCTGCAGAAGTTGTTGCAGAAGATGCACCAGCCGCAGAAGCAGTTGTAGATGCTGAAAAAGCAGATACAGTAGAAGCAGTAGCAGAAGTTACTGAAGAAGTGACTACAGAAGTATCTAAAGCAGACGATGTTATTGTTGAGGCAGTAACAGAAGTTAAGAATACTCTTACATCAGCCTTTAGCGATCTACTTGCAACAGTAAAGTCTTTACAGGCAGAAGTTGCAGATTTAAATAAAGCACTTGTTGATACAAAATCACAAGTTGCAAAAACACAAGATGCACTAATTGAAACAAATGGTGCAGTTAATGAGTTTGGAAAGAGAATGGAATCAGTAGAATCTGACACCGCTTTCCGAAAGTCTGGCGATCTCGGCGAGGTCGTACAGTTACAACCAGCAATGGTTGAAAAATCCCTATGGGGCGGACGTTTCCTCAAAACAGCCGATCTATTCAGATAGAAAATCACTCGGAGGTGAAATATATGTCGGAAGAAATAATCAAAAATCAACCAGGTACTGATGGAAACATCGGTAACGAAGCACCAGGCTTATACCAAGCACAAGGTGCATTCGCATCTGGCTCTGATACAGCAGAAAACGTTCCAGGTAACTACGCAACTGGTGGTGTCTTAAACAACATCCCTGATGCATTATCAGGAGTTACAACTGGTCCAAATGCAGTAAATCCTTCAGGTGATACTGGAAGCGGTATCCTACGTCCTGAACAAGCACGTCGTTTTATTGACTACGTGTGGGATGCAACTGTATTGGCTCAAGACGGTCGCAGAGTGACCATGAGAGCAAACACAATGGAACTTGAAAAAGTTAACGTTGGAGAACGTGTAATTCGTGCAGCCGCACAAGGTCTAGGCGATTACACAAACGCTGGTGCAACATTCTCAAAAGTTGAATTAACTACAAAGAAAATTCGCTTAGATTGGGAAGTATCATCAGAAGCATTAGAAGACAATATTGAAGGTGCAGCATTAGAAGATCATATCGTAAGATTGATGACTAATGCATTCGGTAACGATATCGAAGACCTTGCAATCAATGGTGATGGATCAACAGGATCATTCTTGTCCATCATGAACGGTTTCATTAACCGTGCAAAAGCCGTTGGTTCAGGTGCACACGAATCAGTTGTCACCGTAGCCAGCAACCGCTGGACACCAGAAGTTATGCAAAACATAATTCTTGCAATGCCACGTAAATACCGTGCACTTAAGAACAATCTTAAGTTCTACGCAGGTACAGACGTATTCCAAGGAATTGTTAAGCACAACGGAACACTTGCAGACGCAGTAGCAGAAGCATTTGCTTTCCGTCCAGGAAGCACCGAATCAAATCGTCAAGGCTACCTAGATGGAGTTGGACAAACATTTGGAGCAGCACGTACAACTCGTGTACTCGGAATTGACGTTCAAGAAGTTCCTTACTACCCTGCAGGATATGTCGATTTGACATTCCCACAGAACCGTGTATGGGGCTTCCAACGAGACATCACAGTTAACCGTGAATACAAACCTAAGAAAGATACTGTAGAATATACAGTTTTCGTTCGTTTTGGTATTCAATGGGAAGAACTAGATGCAGTTGCTTACGCAGACGCAGCAGCAGATGCTTAATCTGTAACCCAAATTTAAAGGGAGTAGGGATTAATTTTCTTACTCCCTTTAATATTTAATTAAATGATATAATACTAAAAGGAGGAATATATGTCAGAATTAGACAATAACTTAGATTCACAAACATCAGAAACAATTGAAGAAAATACTATTCAAGAAGCAGTTGTTGAAGATACTGTAGAAGAAGTTAAACCACAACCAGCAATGTTGGCTCCAGAAGACGCAGTAATTCCAGAAGATAAAAAAGAAGCAGTTGAAGAACTTGTTCAAGGCTTATCACCATTATCAACTGGTGCAATTGGAGTTGCAAAACAACCTAAACCTAAAAAAGAAAAAGAAGTTGCTAAACCTAAAAAAGATAAAGAAAAGGTTGCAATTAGATCAACAAGAAATGTATCTTGGATGGGTGTTGGACAGGTTAAAATTGGTATTAATTATGTTACACCAGACGAAGCAAAAGAATGGTCAAAGCGTGATCATATTACAGTTTTAAGTCCAGAACAAGTTGCAAAGGAATACGGCTTATAAACAATGGAAGCATTAAGGGTTCCACCATACCCACTAACAATTAAGTTTGATGTCCCAACAAGTGGAGACATTTATACTCTTAGATTAGAGGATTTGGTGGAACACTTTGTTGATATATACAATATAACATCAGATGAAAATTCACAATTAACATATACGTTGCCATTATCAAAAATAGAGTTTGATAGAAACTATGATGTTAAAATTTTAAACTCAGATGAAGAAATAATTTTTGAAGATAATTTAGATATTATTAGACCATATACTAATCCAAACAAACTTGGAACTACTGCTTCAGAAATAACAGAAGCAACATATAATGAACTTATTGCAAGATCAATAATAGACTCTTTTATTACTGATGGTTTTTACAACAAAAAAATTATTTATCAAACAGTTGGAGAAGGCTTAGACTATATTCCTTTATGGATAAATGCATATAAGGTTTTAAAGGTTTATGAAAATGATGTTTTAGTTTTTGATGCAGAAGAAGAAGTAAATGAAAAATATTTTAAATTAACACTTGACAACTCTGCAATTCAAGCATTTACTCCAGACTCTACAGACTCTTGGAATAGATTAGAAAAAACACTTCCAAATGTTCCAGTATCATATGGAGATTTAGGATATTATGGTTGGGATACAGTTACTTTTCCAACAGGATACGATTACACACTAGTTCTAGATGCTGGTTATAAAACAGTTCCAGCAGACATTCAAGCAGCAACAGAGATGTTAATTAATGATATTAAATGTGGAAGACTTGATCAATATAAAAGATATGTTGAAGAATATCAAACTGACCAGTACAAGGTTAAATTTAATGCTGATAAATTATTTAGCGGTACAGGTAATATAATAGTTGATCAAATATTATCAAAATATACTAAGAATATTACAAGATTAGGAATACTATGACATGTTTAGACGACAACTTTTTATACCCAATGACAGCAGAAGTATACTATTCAGCAGTTGAACAAGGTCAATACGGTAATATTAAAAAGCAATGGTCAAAATTTAAAGATATAAAATGCTACTTTGCATCTGGCAATATTAGAAATAAAGAAGAACAACAGGTGCAGAATATAGCAATTGTATTTGATACAGTTCTAACTGGCAGGGTACCAAATGATATTAGGTTTAACGATATAAACAGTGGAATTGCATTAACTAATCTTCTTATAACAAACATATCAGACGGAGAAGGTAACCCTATATATGTTGAAACAGGAGGAGTTCGTGCTGGCAAGTCAACTCTTTTTGAAATTGCAACACTTAGTCCATACTCTGGATTATTTGGTAAAACAGAATACTATAAGATTATTATTAAAAGATCTGACAATCAGGCGGTAGATTTATGATAAGGTTTGATACAAAACAATTTAAAAAAGATATGGACAATATTGTAAAATACTCTATGGGATTTTTAGAAGGAGTAGAGGGTGGCAAACAAGTATTTTTAAATAATCTTGGAAAACAAACAATAGAAGCCTTAAAAGAATTTATTGATACAAACGCTAGAATAGATCCAGCAGCATTGCAACACGTATACGAGTGGTATAAATCTGGAAGTCCAGAGTCTAGATTATTTGATATACAGTATACTGTTAGTGGATTAGGACTATCAGTAATGTCAACATTTACACAATCATCTCAAGTTAAAAGTGGATCTACAGAGCCATTTTATAATAAAGCAAGAATAATGGAAAATGGTGTGCCAGTTACAATAAGACCTAAAAAATCTCCTGTATTGGTTTTTGAACAAGATGGAGAAACAGTATTTACTAGAAATGCAGTTAAAGTAAATAATCCTGGTGGAGAAGATGCACAGGGTAGTTTTGAATCAACCATAGATATATTCTTTCTTCAATATTTTAAACAATCATTTTTAAAGGCATCTGGATTATATGATTACATAAAAAGACCACAAGTATTTAAAACAAACATGGCAGCAGGAAAACGTAACGGTAAAGGTGTTGGATATTCAACTGGATACAAATGGATTGCTAATGCGGTGATTGCATAATGGCTGCCACAATACATCATCCACCATCATTAATTAATGCTTACTTACAAAATAAGGTTAGTGAGTTTTTTGATCAAGATTTAACGATACCGTTTTTTCCTACTAGTCCAACAGATATTGCTGCTCTAACTGAAACATTTCCAAATTCAACAGGAACATTTGCAGTATATGACAGAATGTTTAGAATGAATAGAAAAAATTTTCCACACATATATTGTGAACAAATAATGTACTATTTTTATAATTTTGGTGAAGATGCAGTTGAAAGAACTATTATAGTAAGTCAAAAAATTCAAGATCTTTTAAATGGGCTAGACGAGTCTGCTGTTGACATAAATAAGTGGATAAGAGATAATCAAGATACCGTTGTGCCTGGTCCCAACATAGCACTTAAAGATATGTCTCTTCCCCTATACTTTCATACCTTTAAAACCTATCAACTTCAAGAAACTAGAGATATCATAGACTTTGGAACAGCCAGAACCTATGCTGTTCTCGTGGATCGTCCAATAACATTATCGTTGGTGCTGCCGCATTGTTTACATACAATGATGGTGCTTTAGCACAAGCAATCGGTACTGTTGGTGGACCACTACCAGCATTTGAAGCAGCAACATCATACAAAGATACTTTGGCTGATGATACTGACTTTACAAACGTAGGTTATACCAGCAATGGTATTGAACTTACATTCCAACCATCTTTCGGTGAAGTTCAAGTTGATCAAGTTCTTGACGTTGCTCGTCTTTTCAAAGACGGCATGCAAGTATCTTTGGCAACATCATTTGCAGAAGCAACATTAGAAAATCTTCTAGTGGCAGTAGCAGCAAACGTAAATGACTTAGATGAACTATCAACCGCAACAGGTATTGGTACAGGAAGCCAAAGTTTCGACATCAACTCAGGTGAATTGGGCGACGTTCCTCTAGAACGTGGTTTAGTAGCCGTTGGTCCAGGAACTGGTGACCCATCAATCGATAAGGAACGTATCTATATCGGATACCGTGCTTTGTCAATCGAAAACGTAGTAGCATCAGCAAAACGTGATGCAGCATCTATGTTTGACGTAACTTTCCGTATGTTGCCGTTAGATGACGGTATGTATGGTAAGATCGTTGACCGTACAATTGCTTAGTAAGTAATTTTACAAGATTAGCCCACCCCAAAACGGTGGGCTTTTCTATTTGATATAATGATTTAATGGCTAATAAAGTTTATGAAGAAAATATTATTGAATTAATAGACGGTACAAAAATAACAGTTGGTCCATCTAAAATAAAATATTTACGTGGCATATTAGATAGTTTTAATAAAATAAATAAAGATAGCACAGATGATGAGGCTATAGAAATAATGGTTGAGTCTGTCAGAGTTGCAATGCAAGAATTTTATCCATCTATTTCTGATTCAATAGAATCAATAGAAGATAATTTAGATATAAAAACAGTGTATAAGGTTTTAGAGTACTGTGCTGGAATAAAAATAAATAGTGATCAAGAAGAAACTGTTGAAAATCAAGCAAAGTCTCAAAGTGATGGATCAAGTTGGCAAGACCTAGATCTTGTAAAATTAGAATCTGAGGCTTTTTTAATAGGTGCTTGGAAAAACTATGAAGAGTTAGAAAGATCTATTTCTATGCCAGAGTTAATATCTATATTAGAAGTAAAGAGAGAATTAGATTATGGTGATAAAAAATTTGCAGCGGCAATGCAGGGGGTAGATATCGATAAAGATAAAAATGATAATGCTTGGGAAGAAATGAAAAAAAGAGTATTATATAAAGGAAAAGATGCAAGTGATATTACAAACCTTCGTGGAGCAAAAGCAAAGAAAGCAGGGTTTGGTATTGGTCATGGCTTAGGTTATGAAGAGGTTGTTGGTTAAAATATAGGTCCTCCTGTGATATAATTAGATTTAACCTTATAAGGAGGAAAAATGGCAACTACTGTTAACGAAGAAAAAACAGTTACGCTTATTGACGGCACAAAAATCAAAGTAAGACCACTGAAAATTTCTCTCCTACGTCCTTTCATGAAGAAATTTGAAGGTGTAGCAGCGGTCGCAGAAGATAATGAAAAATCAATGAATATTTTAATGGAATGTATTCAAATTGCAATGAGACAATATAAGCCAGAACTTTCAGAAGATTTGGCAGCGTTAGAAGAAAATATGGATCTTCCAACGGTATATAAGATTATTGAAGAAGCATCTGGAGTTAAATTAGCAGATGCAGCACTTCTTAATAATTTACCATAAAAACTAAATAAGAGGTACTAATGAATGGCTGATGTAGAATCCAAGATAAAAATTGGTATTGACACTGGTGAAGCGTTAACGCAGTTAAAAGCGTTACAACGCCAGATATCAGCCTTTCACACCTCAATGGCAAAAACAGGTGCTGCAGGTGTTGCAGTATCTAACAATCTTTCTCAAAATCTAGTAAATCAAATAAATGCTGGCGGCAAATTCTATGCCGAAATGAAAAAAATAAAAACAACAACTGATGCATTTAATACAGCATTAGAAAAAAATCAACTCTCAATGAGAGAGTACTTTAGATATACTGGTGCATCTACAAGAACTTTTGGAAAGTTATTTAAATCTGAGTTTGACACTATTAATAAAGTTGCAAGAGAAAATGTAAAAACATTACAAACCCAATATATTAAAATGGGTAGAGATGCAAGTGGTGCTCTTAAAGCAATGTCAATTCGTCCATTAACTTTGGACAACAATTGCATCAAAAACATTTATGGAATTAGAAGAGCAAGCGATTAGATTTAAACGTGTTTATGGTGATCTCTTTACAACAAATACAGAAACAGCAAAAGCATTGAAAGATGTTCAAGCACTTGCCAATGAGTTTACCAAATATGGAGTAGCAGTAGCAGATACTATGAAGATGGCTGCAGATGTTGCAGCAACAGGTAAAATGGGAACAGATTTGTTAGAGCAAGTAAGCCAAGCAAATAAGTTAGCCGTACTTGGTGGAATCGATCAACAAAAGTCTCTTGATACTATTATTTCTTTAACATCTGCATTTGGACGAGAAACTATACAATTATCAGAAGATATTAACTTTTTAAACGCCGTAGAAAACCAAACAATTTTAAATATTGATGATTTAACAACTGCAATTCCTAAAGCAGCACCAGTAATTAAACAACTTGGTGGAGATGTTCAAGACTTAGCATTCTTTATGACAGCAATGCGTGAAGGTGGTATTCAGGCTGGAGAAGGTGCTAACGCTCTTAAATCTGGTCTTGCATCTATGATTAACCCAACTGAAAAAGCAGCCAAAGTACTTGGCACAATGGGTATAAATATTAAAGGAATTGTTGAAGCAAATCAAGGCGATGTAAGAAATCTTGTTATTGGTATGGCTAGGGCATTTGATCAACTAGATCCACTAAATCGTGCTAGAGCAATTGAACAACTGTTTGGTAAGTTTCAGTTTGCTCGTATTTCTACATTGTTTCAAAATGTTATTAAAGAAGGAAGCCAGGCTCAAACAGTTGCTAAATTGACACAGGCAACTACAGAAGAACTTGCTATATTGTCTGAACGAGAATTAAAAAAGGTTGAAGAATCTCCTATGTATAAATTTAAAAAAGAAATTCAAGATCTTAAAACAGCAATTGCTCCTGTAGGTGCAGAATTTTTAAAGGCCTTGACTCCAATTGTTAAGTTTTTTGGTAATGTTTTTGAAAAATTTAATGATTTTGGGGACGGCACAAAAAAGGTAATTGTTTTATTAACGGCAGTACTAGCAGGAGTAGGACCACTTGCGTTAATGTCATTTGGTTTATTGGCTAACGGTATTGCAAACATAATTAAGGGCTTTACAGCAGTAAAATCATTGTTTAATAAAACTGGAAGTTCTACTCAGTATTTGGGTGAACAAACTAACTATTTAACACAACAACAGTTGCAGGCTTCAGCGGTTGCATCTTCATTAGATCAAGCACATATGAAACTAACACAAAGATTTACATCAGAAGCAACAGCAGTTAGAAATTTATCAACAGCATATCAACAGGCAATAGCAACACAAAGCATGTTTGGTTTAGGTGCTGTTAGAGGTAGAGGTGGAACCGCTCAACAGCCAAAGGGTTATGCAAAAGGCATAGTAAGTGTTCCAGGTACTGGTACTGGAGATAAAGTTCCAGCAATGCTTTCTCCAGGAGAAGCAGTTGTTCCAGCAGCAAATGCAAAAGCAAATCCAGCATTAGTAAGTGCATTAGTAAATGGAACAATAAAAGGTTATCAGGCAGGTTTGGATCCACTTGGTAAAGGATACAAAAATGCTACTGTATTTTTACCAGAAAGTTTAAACACTCTTGCTGGAGGAAAAGTTGGTGCTCCTACAGCAGATATTGTTTCATATTTTAAAAATGCAGGAAGTGCAGCAGCAGCACCATTAATGGCAGTAATGGCCAAATCAATGGGAATGAAATTAAATGATCCTGCAGTTAAAAGTCAGTGGGCTGCTCTTGGTGGACAATTAATTATAAATGCAACAACTGCATTAGAAAAATCTGGTATGCAGTTTGTTAAAGATGAGGACTTAGAAAGAATAGTTGTTCCAGCAATGAGAAGAACTGCTCAAGCAATTAGTATAGAAGGTAAAGCAGTTGGTGCTGCTTTTGATGCAGCAGTTGCAGAAATTAGAACTGTGGGTGCAGTTGGAACTCAATCTGGAAGAATGGGTGGACAAGGAAGAACAAACCTTTCAGGTTCTTATAGAGGAGTTAGACAACAAGCACAACAATTTGCATTAACTCAAAGACCAAGTATGTTTACTCAAAGTGAAAGAATGAGTTCTAGCGGAAAGACTAAAAAATCTTTTCAAACATTAAATCCAACAACAAAACAATGGGAAGTTGCTACAATGTCCCATATTACAAAGTCCATAACAGCAACGGTTACAAGATTAGTAGAAATGACTAAACCATATTTGGGTGATATGGGAGTAAAAATTACAAAAGCAGTTACAAAAAATGTTGTAGATGGAGTTAAAAAGGGAGCAGGTATTGCTTCTCCAGCAAAAGAACCAATGATAGTTGGTCAACAATTTGCTCAAGGTGGACTTATAGGAATGAAAGAGTATGTTGATGACTTTAATGTTGCTGGTAAACAACTTGGTGCAGCAGGTGCAGCAGGCCTTGCATCGCAATCATCAAATGTACTATATGGAAAGTCAACTGGTGTTACAGCAACAGATAAATCAATTAGAAGACAACAAGAAAAATTAGCAAAACAAAATCAAATGATGGTTAGTGGTACAGGTGGAGGCAAGGGTAGAGTTGCAGGTGGTGCAAGAGGACCAGGTGCTGGAATGATTGGTATGGCAGCAACTACTGGAGTTATGGCTGCATCTATGATGGGTGGAAAAGTTGGAGATACTGCACAACAATTAATGATGCCAATTATGATGGTATCAATGTTGTTTGGAATGATGTCTGCTCCACTGGCAGCAGTTGTATCGTTAATAGGATTACTTGCTTTTGGTATATTTAAATTAAATAAAGCAAAGAAAGATGAAATGAAGGCTACCCTAAACCTAATTGATGCCATGGGTACAGGTACAAAACCTATGCAAGAATTTTCTAAATTTGCTGGTACTGTAACAGCAACTGAAATTATGAATAGAAGACGTGCAAACTTCTCATCTCCTTTCCAAATAAAAACAGGTAAAACCACATTTGGTGAAAGTTTTGTTGCTTCTGATGAAGGAAAAGCAAGAGTTGAATCTATTCAAAAATCAATTTCTAAGTTTGGCAAAGAAAGTGCAATAGAAGATTTATCAAACCAACTTATTGGATCAGTTGTATCTGGAGCATTAAACTATAAACAAGCACGTAGCATTGCAGCAAATATTGGAGATGCAATACAAGATTATGATTTCTCTATTGCTGTTAATACAAAACTTATTAGCATGTTGGGTCCAGATGGAGAGAATGTATTAAAAGACGGAATAACAATTCAAACTAAACTTATTGAAGATCAAAGAAATAGACTTCTTGGTGCAACTAAGCCTAGAATTACTGATTTTACTTCATTAACATATGCTCAAAAAGCCACTGAAGTACAGCGTGCAATAGCAGGTGGAGGAAACTTTAATGAAAGTGGTGCAACTGTTTTTGCAAGAATGAAAGTTTTGTTAGAAACTCAACAACAAATGTTAGACGTAACAGAAGTTGAATATAGTAAAAAAATAGAAGCCGCCAAAATTGCTGGAGATCTTAATAGAGTTAATGAGTTAATATTAGAAAGAGAAAAAAAGAAAGCAGCATTGTTAGATCAAAGCAAACAAAATTATGATGTTTTGCAAAAAACTCTAAGTGGTGCAGATGCTAACGCATTAAAAGAAATATCAGATGCAGCAAAAGAATCATTAAAACAAGCCTATAAAGATAGTCCTATTTTATCAGCATTAGCAACAGAAGCAGAAACCAAAATAAGCAAATCTAAGTTATCAGATGCAACAAAAATAAACTTAGTATTAAGTATGGCATCTCAAGATTTAGACCCATCAACAGTAGCCAATATTTTAAATAAATTTACAAGTCAAGAAGATATAGATAAAATTTTAAATATAATGCCAAAAGTTGGCGGTAAAGATGCAAACTTAATTTATGCGTTAGCAGATCAGTTTGCAAGTTCAGATAAAGCATTAGAATTTATATATAGTTTTGAATCAAAAACTCCAGAAGAATCAAGAAAAGAACTAGAGGCTTTTAATGCTATTAGTCAACTTTCTCAAATTGGTGAAGGAATAGATGTTCCAATATTGTTAGACTACGCACAAAGTTCTGGTGCATCTGCAAAAATTTCTAAGATGTTAGAAGAAATAAATAATACTAGTGCTAAAGATTTAACGTTAGAATTTGCAGTAAAAACAGTTGGACAAGAAGCACTTGACGAACTTGTAGCAAGAGGTCAAGATTGGCAAATGATGCCAGAAGATCAAAGAAGAAACTTCTTAGCCGCTTCAACAGCATTGTTAAATCTTAAGGGAGACCCTGGTTTTATTAAGGCTTATAAGAATTGGGCATTACAGGCGGGTAATGCAGGAAAAACAATTAATGATTTTATTGGCTATGGTGCATATAAAGTAACAGAGGCAAAGATGCCAGACACATCTGCTGCTCCAGATGCAGAAGATGACGCCAATGCTGGCGGGGGACCAACAGGATCACCATTAGACGAAATAGTAAAGAAACTAAGAGATGTAAGAAAGGCTACACAAGAACTTACAGTTGGTTGGGAAGCATCTGGAAGTGCCTTAAGGAAACTTGCTAAAGAGACATTAGGGTTTGGTGGTTTGGCACAAAGACTTAGAGGACAGGGTGCAAATCAAAATGTTATAGATTTTGTCACAGGTCTATCACCAGATGATTATGATAAATATAAATCAATGTTTAAAGATGTAAAGGTTTTACAAACATCTCTTAATAACATTGCTATTGGTGATTATATAGAAAGTCAAAGAAAGAGTGTTGCAGATAGTAGAAATCAAGCAATTGCATTTAATGTATTAACTAAGTCTGGAATGTCTCTTTCTAATGCTTACGATGCAATAAAAGATAGTGCATTTGCTGCAGCAGTAGCACAAGCAAAAGGAGCAGATGTTCTAAAGTTAGTTAAAGAAAGACAACTAAGTGTTAAAGAAACTTTTGATTTAGCAATAGCATCAAAACAATATTCAAGTCAGTTTGATCCTGGATATGACGCAGCAATGAAGTTATTTGATATACAAGAAAAAATTATTAGACAAAAAAGAAAAGGCGAACTTGATGCACAACAACTAATTATTGATAATAGCAATAAACAAATTAAGTTAGCAAGAAATATTCAAGATGCTAATAGTTATCAAATTGCTAGATATGAGGATGGACTAAAGAGTATTACTGACCAAGCAGAGGCAATTACAGAAAAATATGATAAACAATTTGCAGCCCTTGATAAGATTTCTAAAATTAATGAAGTAATATCTAGACAAGAAAAAAGTAGAATATCACTTGCTGAGGCATTATCTCAAGGAGATATATACGCTGCAGCCAGAGCAGCACAAGAACTTCGTGCTCAAAATGCTCAAGATGCAATTGATCAACAAAGAAATGGAATGGAAGCAGCAAGAGATGCACAAATAAATGCACTAACTGCTAATGGGTTAACTAGAGATCAACTAGAAGAAAAGGTAAAACTATTAAAAGAGCAAAATTATAGAATTGAACAAGATACTATTGCACCATTACAAGAACAAGCAAGATTGGCACAAGTTAAAGTTGATCTTATTAATGAAGAAATTAAAGCGGTCACAGAAGTATTTAAAGTTGCCAATATGACTAAAACTGAGTGGGAAGAACAAAAACTTAGAATTGAAGGTGCTGAAGCAGCAGCAGGCAAATATAAGGATGCATTGAATGGAGCACTTGGTGTAGTAGGACAAATAAAGACTACTTATGATCAAATTCTTGAAACCATGAAAACATTATCAACAATGACATTTAGTGGTTTTAGTACTGAGCCACCACCAACTACAACTACTGCAGATGATACAAAATCTGATGGCAAAAAACCTGATGGTAAAAAACCATCTTCATCATCTAGTGGTAATAAACCAAGCACATCATTCTTATCATCAAATAAATATAAACCATTATCTATGGCTGTACCAGGAGTAATGGGGTCTACTCAATATAAAACAACTACCGCAACTTTGTCAAATATTTATGGCAGTGGAACCTCAAGTTATATTCCAGTTAAATATTTAAACAAAAAATCTATGGGTGGAATGATTCAAAAATTTGCTTCTGGTGGTTTTGCAGTTGGTACAGATACCGTGCCAGCAATGCTAACTCCTGGTGAATTTATTGTAAGTAAATATGGTGTAGATAAATTCGGGGTAGATAACTTAAGAGCAATTAATAAAGGTGAAAACCCTGGATCATCTTCAGTGTATAATTATAACTTGAGTGTTAATGTTAAGTCTGATGCAAATCCTAACGAAATTGCTAGAACAGTAATGATGCAGATTAAACAAATAGATTCTCAAAGAATCAAAGGGAATAGAATATAATGTCAAATTTAAATTATCTTGCTGGTAGAAAAAAATACGGTAGACCACAGGCACTACTATTTTCAGATACCCCTGGAACTCTTGTGCAAGGCACAGGTGGAATGGTTCATGTTCCAGATGGACATGAAGTAAATGCCGTGCCAGATCCTATTGAAAATAGTAGATTTATAATATTATCAGATCATAACCGTGGTCCAATAGATATTAAAAACAATAGAATTGAACAAAAAGAAAGAACTATTAATGGGAAAATGAGATCATTTTATATTGCAGATAAAAGTACTTTTTCTGTAAGTTGGCAAAACTTACCATCTAGATCTTTTTCTAGTATTGCAAATTTTGATAAAGAAACTGGCAAAGAAGAAAATGGATTAGATAAATATACAGTAGACGGTGGAGCAGGAGGAAATGAGTTATTACACTGGTATTTAAATCATAAAGGTTCTTTTTATCTATTTATCTCATATGATAAATATATTAGTTTTGATGAGGAGGATAATACAGTAAACAGACTTGCTGAATATCAAGAAGTTGTAGAGGTATTATTTTCAGATTTTTCATATAGTGTAAATAAAAGAGGATATAGCAAGCATGACTTGTGGGATATAAATTTGTCTTTGGAAGAAGTATAATGTTTATAAAAGAAGATGTAAAAGAAGTTTTTGAAAACTCAAACACAGTAGGTATTAAAGGTTTGGTTTTGGCAGAATGGAATCTTAATAGTTCAGATAATTTATTAAAGATAGGAAATTATAGATATAGGCCATTAGAAAATTTATCTAAATATAAACAAATATTTGATTCATATGATTATAAGGATACTGGAAATTTTTATACAAATGCAACCAATGCAGATATTGTTGTAGATGGTGGTGTTGACGATTCTAATGAGCCTCAACTATTTATTTCAAATAAAGAAAAGGAATCTCAATTATTTTCTTTAGAAGACTGTTTTGGTAAATTTAGACCAAGATCTGGAATTAATAAAATAAGATATTTTAACAATAAATATTTTCACAATCCAAATTCATACTTATCAGATAGACCAAGATACTATATGTCAGATAAAAGAGATTATTTTAAATACTGGAGTTCTTATAGAACTGAAGATGGAATTGAGAGAGGTATAGCAAAAAACATACAAAATGGTAAAAACTATATAGATGACGTTGCACCATTTGTAGTATATAAAAATAGTATACCAACTAATAGAATAGTTATTAAGATGCAAACTAACGTAGGAAATACTGATTTAGGATCTTTTTCTACAGTGTCAGGAACCATAGACGATCCATTTTATGGATATCAAAATCAAACAACTCCATCAATATGGAAGGTACAAAAGTTAAGAAATAATATTTGGACAGATTTAATTAACTTTGATGAAAACTCTACAAGAAGTGATGGAAGTAAAATAATCAAGTCTGACGGTCACATTGAATTAAAATATGGAATTATTGCTCCATTAAAATATAAGGATACCTTTAACTTTATAACAATTTTATTGTCTAGTTCTCAACTACCACAAACAGGAAGTTATGGAGATGCATTTTTAGTAAGAGATGCCTATAGTGGAACAATAGGAACTCTGTATGTATTTAATGGTTTAGGATATGATAATTTTGCTGCAGAATATGGATGGAGACTATTAGAAAAAGAAATAGATAAGGCATCAGTAGTTACAGAATTATCTTCACCATTTTCTTATTTTGACAATAATGAAAAAAATATTAAATATAATCAATTTGAATACATAGATGGATTAAGAGTTGTTGTAACTACCATGAATAAATTTGATAGTGTTTTTGAATTAATTGAATTGTCTCCTAGACTAGTTGCAGACATTAGTGACAATGTTACAAGTTATACACTTAATAAGTCAATATCTGACTTAAACTTAAACGGTTTACCTGTTGGCCAACTATTGGCATCTGGTGGTAATTTAGATATTATTGATCCTAGTTTGGCATTTAATAAAAATAACAGTTTAAGCATAATTTCTCAATATTTAAACAACAATGTTAAATTTAGTTTTTATGAAGAGGTGTTTACTGGAACAAATGATTATAACTATATACCTTTAAAAAAGTTTTATTCAGACAATATACCTCAAACAGATATAAAAAATGGAAAGACTTCTATAGAACTTAGAGACTTATATTTTTATTTAGAACAAATTAATGCTCCTAGTTTATTTTTGACCAATGTTTCTGTTAATTTTGCAATATCTATTTTGTTAGATTATGCTGGATTTTCTAACTATAAATTTAAAAAAGTTGATAATGAAAAAGAACTAATAATACCTTTCTTTTTTTGTAATGAAGAAAAAAATATTGCACAGGTATTAAATGATTTAGCCGTATCTTCTCAATCAGCAATGTATTTTAATGAAGAAAATGACTTAGTTGTAATGAGCAAAAACTACACTGTTCCAAAAATAAACGATAGGTCAGTAGACATGATTGTTTATGGTTCAAATAATAACTTAGTTAATAAAAAAGAAAACATAATTAGTGCATCTTTGGTAGATACAAAAGTTTTAAATTCTGGAAAAATTAATTATACAACAAGGTATATTCAAAAAACTTTAGGTTCTATAAAACAAGCAACCCTTTTAGATAAAGAAAAAACTTGGGTATATAAGCCAACGCTTTTATGGGAAGTATCTGGTAAAAATAATACTAAAACTGTTAATGAATCAGCAAGCACAATGTCTTCTTATATTTTATCAGCAATACCTCTTGCCTCTCCCCTTATTGATGTTGCTCCATTGGTTGAAAATAATATTTTAATCAACAATACAATAGATCTTGGAGAAAACGTATATTGGTTAGGAAACTATAATGGTTATTTTTATTCAAATGGAGAAGTTATAAGATATGATGCAGTTGAATATAATGTTTCAGGATTTGGAAATACTTGGATAACAAGTGTTCAAGATTATGAAAATTATTTTTCACAACTTCCTTTTAA